TGACGCCGGGGGATACTAGGTTAAGCGACATGTCTTTTCCTCGACCGAAGATTCATTTTTACTAAAACTATTTAGAAAAAAACACTCCTTAAGTGGGGAAACAGTCAATGAACTAAATAATGATTGACTATCTTAAACTTCACCAGTCAGGGTAAGACCAACTACTTATATCAATCTTTCTGGAATTGAGAACTCGCTTCTTCGTACATTCTTTGCATTCGTAAGAATATGACGATGGGAGCACACCTCTGCTTTTTCTCGTTAAATAAAACTCTTCTATCAGGTCTTTACTCTCTTTACATGTTCGACACGTTCTCTTCTTGAACAGTAGATGTTCTAAACTAAACTGTTCATCGAATTTCATTACTGATATTCCCACATAAAGGATCTATCACCATATTCATCAGTACTCCACCTATCTCCATCAGCATCTACAAAACTAGTCTCTTCTAATCCATCTGACATAAAACCAAATGGTGCCATATCCTGTTCTATTTGATTCTTCTGTTCTTCATACAGTCTCTTACGGACATCTTGGTCAGTAAGTTCCTTAAAGTAATCCTGTTGGACCAACCATGCATAGATGACCAGACACATTGCAAGGTCATCGTTACAACCTTCTTCTGCTTCAAATGAATTACGTTTCTGAATAAAGGTAGTTAATTCAGATATGATTTCATAGTCATTGAAGACTATCTTATCTTCTTCAATCATTGCCTTCAAGTTTAGTGATCCAACCTGCTTGACAGTCTTACTCATCTTGACACCAAGTTGTGTCTTCTTACCAGAGAATCCCTGTCCTACAATTTGACCTGCTCTGCCACGCATTGAGCACATCAGTAGATTCTGATACTCAAGATCATAGTTTAAAATAGAAGCAACTTGGTCTCCAACGTCATTTACTTCACAAAGAACAAATGAATTATTATAATTTCTTACTACTTCGTATATAATATTAGGGAATAACATCGGTTTTATGTCATTATTCCGATACTTTGCTACTACCTTATGTGGAAATTCAGTAATATCTACAACAATAAAAGCAGAATAGTCTAGACTGACACCTCTTGCAACGTCAACAGTGCAGACATAATCCCTGCCTTCCCTAGGTTTTTCATAGATATCCAATCCAGCATTCCTGGTCATTGGATTATCGTAAACTAAACTTCTTAATTTACTTGGTGCAATCAGAGTATCAACAGATCCAAGGAATTCGCACTCAAACTCAATCTTGAATTGCTGCTCTGATGTGTTAGCAATTGTTTGTTGCTTCCACTTATCATCTCTTCCTGGTACTTCTGACCAATGAACATCTGTAGGAACATAATCATTTTTGCCTTTTTCTGCATCATGCCATAGACGGTAGAAGTGATTCATACCGTGGGGCGTAGATACAATAATTACTTTGGTACTTTTACCAGAAGTAATAGTAGGATAAACCGAGGCAAAGAATGAGTCAGCAATATGGTTCGGGACGAATGCGAACTCGTCGAGAAAGAGGATGTTGAATGACATACCTCGGACAGCACTTGCAGACGTAGATGCTGCCAGTATCTTACTCCCATTTTCCAACTCCAACGAACCCTTGTTCCATGCAATAATACCCTGTTGCATCCACTTAGGCAAGTTCTCGTATGCAGTTTGTAATCTTCCAAGAAGATCTCTTGCAGTTGCTGCTTTGTTTGCTAGGATACCTATATTAACACTATCATTGAATACTGCATAGTGCAAAAGGTATGATACCGACGTAGTAGATTTACCAGTCTGACGTGGCATCTTACAAATATTAAATCTATTCTCATGGAAGTTAGAAATTAACTTCTCTTGAAAGTCGTATGGTTTAAAAGGAACAAGACCTTCATCCAGACTCACAATCTTTACATAATTTCGTGCAAAGTAAACAGGATCTTGCTTACACTTAATAAATTCAGCAATCTGTTCTTGTGTAAATTCAATTGGGGTATTTGCCTTTTTAAGGTTAGGATTCCCCAAATAGATATTTTCAGCCATGATTTAAATATTTCCTATAGATGCTCTAATCTCTTGTGTTTTTAAGTATAATTTTGCGTAGCACTTTGCTACTGTTTTTAAATTTTCCACCCCTTCCAGTGCATCAATCTCTCTTGCAATCTTTATATACTCAAAACCTTTATTCAAATTTGTAATTTCAATATCATCTGGGTTCATTTGCGTCTCCTCCTGCAGTTCCTGCAAACATGAATGGTAAAGTTGGTTCTTTCTTCGATGGGTTGTAGTATAGTACGATTGGTCCAGGATATATTTTATTAAGTTCCTGGCGTACTTCTTCTCTTGTAGGTCTGGAGAATTTGTTAAAGAACATTTGAACTTTTAGTGTTCTTCCTCTCCAGTTAAAGATAATAGTATATGTCCTTCCTCTTTCCTGTAATCTAAGATACGATTCTGCTAATTCACTCCTCCAGTTAAATTCTTCATAAGTTGATTTCCCTGGAACTACAACTGATTTACTAAAATTTCTTATTGTAAACATATCCCACATCTTGGGACCATAACTACACTCTTCCTTATATTCTTGCTTACCGCAAAGTTCACAGAATCTTTCTTCTCCATATCCATCTGCTTCCTCTCGAACTGGTCCTATAAAATCTCTTTTTTTAGTAGAACCACTTATACTGCGAGAAAGTTGCTGAGCTCCACCAGTTGCCGCAGTCCTAATTGGTTTTCTAATCGCACTTTGGATACCCGCCTTGACAAAATTCAAACTTTTTACCGCAGTACTTAAAACTGCTCCAGTGATGCCACCCCCGACTCCACCACCAAGTTCTTCTTGTAATTTCTTAAATGATTTCATTCTTTCTTGAATCCATCTTTGAGCAGTTTCTGAAGTTCAGCAGTTGAACCAACGAACAATGCATTATTTACAGTTGTTGGTGAAGAAGTCTTCTCCTCTTTATTTAGATCTCTCATTTTCTGTTGAAGGTCGAGTAACTTGTCGGATACATCACCAACACTCTTAATAAGTTGTCCAACCACCTCATATGATCTAGGTTGTTGACCTTCCTGTGCCAATTCAAGGATACCATTTATTGCTTCTTGCCCCTTTTCAATCAAAGAGTACAAGTTACCACGAGTATATTCATAATCTTTTACATGATCTTGTTGATCACTGATTTTTTTAAGTTCTTTTTTAGTTTCCTTTACAATTTCTCCCGCTTGAACTTCAACGTCCAGGGTCTCGTTTATGCTGTCAAATTGTTCACTCATACATCTATACCTTTACTTGGACTGTAACTTCTACCGTCACTAAAATCGAATCGTTCTTCACTGAATCCGAAATCATCACCAGGTTCGACCAGATCATTATCTGCCTGAGTGACTGCATCAATGGATACTCCGGTGATATGACTATCTGCCTGAGTCCCATCAACTCCTCTATAAACTAGGAGTGTCGAACCACTGATTTCTCTAACCTGTAAAAGTTCCTTACCGATATAGAGATATCCATCTACCACAAGACTTGATGCATTTGTAACCTGGAACTTAGTCTGTTCCGCATCAATATCCTGAGCAAGAGTAGTTGCATTATCGTCATTATAATCCTTGAGTGCTCTAGGTGTAGCAACGTACCTGAGTTCTCTTTTTGCGGTTTTTGTATTTGTGCTTGTGTGATAATCAACCTGAACTTTCTTGATAAGACCCTCACTGTTGTCAGCAATAGCACCAAATAGATATGTCTTTGCTGTAAATTGTAATTGATGAACTATAACTCTCTTTTCATCATATCCAGAGGTATAGTTATCTTCAAAGTTGATGTTCTCTAGAACCAGTGGTACATCTCTCTTTTCTCCAATCGATTCTACTAAGTCAACTGTTACATTGAATGCCGGTTGGAATATAGGAAGAATCTGTTCGATGATTTGCATCGCATCTTCATTATATTGAGTCAAGATTGACAATCTAAATCCTAGATTGTATGGAACAGGCATAAAGACCTTTCTTGCTGTCTTAGTTCCATCTGTAGTAAATGCTTTAAAGGTTTGCATTGTAGAAACCTTTCTACTGGAATCATATTGAATACCAGTCATTTCAAATGCTAACCTGGGAATAGTTATCGATACTCTCTTTCTTGGATCAGGTTTCTGCTCCAGTCTTGCAATAAACTTCTCAGAAGGACCATATGCAATTGGAACTTTTACAGTCGAAAACTTACTTCCATCCTGCTTAGTATGCCGGATCTCAATGTTATTGAAGAGAGTACCGAAAGATATAATAGTCTTTCGTATTATCTCATGATAATGATATGTTCCTAACATGACACCATGGTTTGCCTATACTAACTATTTAGATCTCTCCAAATGGGTTCTTCTCGGTAAAGTCAAGAATGGAGTCTGCTTCTGACTCTATCTCAATATTATCTGCAAATTCATCGAACTCATCCTGATCGGAAATTGCTGAAACTCTTCTAGCAGCATCAGATCCAAGATTAGAAGTTCCAATACCTACAACAATTTCACCAATTGCAAAATTACTGGATGTATTAGTAACTTGTAATATACCTGTATCAGCATCCCACCTATGAACATACGCTGTAGTGCCCGTAGAGACGCCTCTAACGAGTTCTCCCGAGAAGTAGTTGTCTGTATTGATTCCAGTCGCTGGGAGTTCTATAGTGACGGTTGGTGCTAGTGTATACCCTGCACCAGCATTAGTGTATCTGATAGAACTAACTCTATCATTAACATCAATAATCGCAATAGCAGAAGCATTAGTTCCACCTGCAGGTGCTGATGTAATTCCAATTGTTGGTGTGACACCATATCCAACACCAGCAAATGTAATATTTGCAAGACCAAGGGCACCTTCAGTTAGAATTGCTGTTGCAATACCACCAGTGCCGAATTCATTTTGAGGACGGATTGTAATTACTGGTGGTGTCTGATATCCGGTTCCTGGATTCTTGATTTGAATACTATCAATTGACT